GCACAAATTGTTGAACAGATTTTACCAAATTTTACACCAGAATTTACAGTAACTATTAAAACTGTACCTTTAATGGATATTGCGGTCGATTGTCCTATTATATTAAATTCTGTTAACTATACAGATGCATATGATGGAGATTTTGAAACTAGAAGATCTTTATCATGGGATATGCAATTTACAATGAAAACGTTTCTGTATCCAGAATTATCGACTAGTGGAAAACCAATTAAGGACATAACTCTTCAGATAATAGTTCCTGAGAATGTATCTGGAAACGCGGATGCGGATATTGGTACTTTAGATAGATTTCTTTTGGAAAGTAGTACAGCATTTACAATTAATAGCGTAATAACTGAAGATTCTGAATCACTTTATTTAGAATCTGCAGACGTAAATTTATTAGGAAATACATCAACACAAACAACCGCAACTCTTGGAATAAAACCCAAACCAGAAGATGCGGCAGCGGATGATGATTTTGGGTTTAGTTTAACACTTGATGGAGACGATGTATCATGGACATAAAAGATTTAGTTCAAGAAGTTTTGGTTGAAGACCCAATAACAACTCTTCCAGAAAAGACGGAAAAAAGATTAACAGTAGATTCAGATGATGAGGATTTTAAAACTGATTATAGATATTCAAGAGAAAATTATTATAATTTAATGGAAAAGGGACATGACGCATTAGATGAATTATTAGAAATAGCAAAATCGACAGAGCATGCAAGACATTTTGAAGTTGCTTCACAACTGATTAAAAATCTTGGAGAAACTAATGAAAAATTGGTAAATCTTCAAAAAGTTAAAAAAGAATTAACAAACAAAGCACCAACAGGACCAGCATCAGTTAATAATAATTTGTATGTTGGATCAACTACAGATTTATTAAAGTTGATAAAGGATAAGAAGAATAAATGATAAATTTTAAAGAATATCTCAAAGAAACGCGTTTAGACAGAAAACTTGACAAGTATGTTAGTGATGAAATCAAGAAACGCAAACTCGCAAGACATCCAGTTAATGCAACTGATGATATTGGTATGAGGAAGGGTAAACCAACCTTTAAATTTCCATCACCAACGAGCAGTATGGTAATTTATGTTTGGCTTAGACCAATGGCAAAACCAGCATCAAAGGATACAAAAGCATTTAATTATCAATTGGAAGATAAATGAAAGAAGAAGAATTAATATCTAAACTTGTGTTAATATCATTCACATGTTTATGGTTTATAGTTCTATTCACATTTGGATTACTTATATATCAATCGCTGTCACATACAGATCAGATTGAACAACTTATAAAATCTATAGAATTTTTTAATAGAATTGAAGGAAAATAAAGGTAACATAATATGATTGATTTATTTAACACTTCTGAAATGATGATGCTTGGATTGGTATTATTTTCATCATTTTGGATATTTCTGTTTAATTACAGACAGGATAATAAGGATAAGTATAACGGTCATGGATGGTTGATTTTACTTGATTTAGTTATCAATATGGGAATGTCAGCAACTGGATATTTGTTGATTTCTATTGTATTTACAAATGTTCCACAACTTGCGGCCTATGAAAGTTATCGTTATCCCATCGGTTATCTTTTTGGATTGACATCTAATGTGAGCATACCGATTGTTCTCAAATGGTTTCAACAGCAAATCACCAAGAAGTTAAACGAAGCAGGAAAGAAGTGAGGTAATTATGGCTGAAAAAGAAAAAATTGTTGCAAATGGAAAAGATCAAAAAATACTACAACATGATATTGAAGAAATAGATAAAAAAGTAGATGAAGTTCAACAAATGGAACTTTCTGCTAAAGACCAAATAGTTGCGAGTAAATCATTTATCTATGTTATTATTGCACTTCTTATATACTTAACCTTTTTGGTTATTCCAGATATAGAAGAAAAAGTTACATGGATGGAAAAGGATCTCAACTCTGTATTAGTTCAATCTGAACGATTCAAGAAATCAACCAGAGTATTTGCAAAGGATAATCAATGTGCATCGTGCCACTTGAGTCCAGATTATCTTCTTCATAATCTCTTAATGAAATATCCAAGTTTTTCTGACATTAAAGCATTCATGTCGGTTGGCCACCAGAGATATTATACTATGACCGCCCCGATCGCAGATGAAGAATTGTTAGAAGTATATCGGGCATTGCAATGATAATGGTAGGTAAACTTGTTGTATCTTTAATTTGGGTATTTTGGATGATGGCATTGTCTCCTGCTGAGGGCCAAGATCCAATGAAAGAAAAACTTGGAGTTGGTGCACCAAAATCAGAATATGTTCCAACGTATAATTCAACATTTGAACGAGTGAAGAAAAGAGGATATGTTATTTGTGGAACCAATGATGAGTTTCCCGGCTTCTCTCAGGAAATATGGAATAATGAAGATGGTGATAGGTGGGAAGGTTTTGATGTTGATATATGTCGTGCAGTTGCAGCTGCAATATTCGGTGATGCAGATGCAATCGAATTTACTATAGTCAATGGTAAGACCCGATTTGAATTCTTAATAGATGGTTCTATAGATATTCTTTCTGCTGCAACCACATTTACTTATACAAGGAATGTTGCAAAGAAACTAGAATTCCTACCTACAACCTATTACGATGGTCAAGGATTCATTGTAAGAAAAACTCTTGGAGTATCTTCTGCAAAACAGATGGAAGGTGCAAGGATATGTTTTAGTGGTAGTGGAACAGCTGCAAAGAACATTGCAGACTTTTTTGAGTTACATGGAATAAACTATATCCCTGTCGCAGTACCCCCTAACGAAAAAACAAAGAACGTATACAAAAGGGGTGACTGTGATATGTATGGTACGGATAGGTCTGGTCTTGCATCGAATAGATTAAGTTTTGATGACCCTGCCCGTCACATGATACTTCCAGAGATTATCTCAAAGGAACCATTGGGGCCAGTTGTCAAGTATGGAGATCAGAAATGGACAGACATAGTTCGATGGACAGTATATGTTTTGTTTATTGCAGAAGAGATGGGCATTAATTCAAAGAACATTGACTTGTTCAAGAATCACATAGACCCAAACATTCAAAGATTTATGGGTGAAAAAAATGGAAAAGATCATCCCCATCTTGGAGCTAAACTTGGACTAGAGGCATCTTGGTCATATAACGTTATTAAATTGATTGGAAATTACAAAGAAATATATGAACGTAATGTGGGGCCGGATACACCTATAGGATTAGAACGTGGTCTGAATAAATTATACAATCATGGAGGATTATTATATGCCCCACCATTGAAATAGGGGCATGATGTGGAAAAAGAAGAAATTAATCAATTTTCAAAAGTACCTGAAGATCGTACTGCAGTAGATAATATTCTCCGCCTCAATCACGGTAATCAAATGAGATTGGGGTTGATGGCAGATGCAAAAGCTAATATAATGATTACTGTTGCATCTATTGTATTTTCTATAACGATAGCAAACCTGGACAATGAGGTGATGAAATGGCCTCTACTAACATTTGCAACGGGCAGTTTCTTCTCATTATTGTTTGCGATATTTGCTATTATACCAAAGACGGATTATCCAAAAGACAGACATGGAGATATAGACAGATCATCTCCGCATTTTAATCCTTTATTTTTTGGTCATTTTGCTCATATAGATATTGAAGAATATAAAGAAGATTACGCAGAAAAATTGATGACAGATGATATCGTATATGATGCACTTGCGGGAGACATATACGGACAAGGAAAAGTTCTTGCTCTCAGTAAATACAAATTTCTCAAGTGGTCATACATGAGTTTCCTTTGGGGAATGGTGGGAGCAGTTTTAGTATTCTTATTACGAGGGCCGGTTGGAGAATTTATCTATCCGTACCTAATAAGAGGGCTTGATGCATTTATTGATGAAATGCTGTTCTTGTTGGAAGGAATGAAACATTTGGCGTGTCAAGGAACAATACAATGTAGGAATGGTGGGAATTAATAAATATTTAAAACTTGACAATTTTCCTAGTTTCGTGGTATGATATATGTAACTGAAATAAAATTTAATAAGGATATATAAATGAAAACATTTAAGAATCATTTAGTAGAATCTAGTTTATCGAGAGTTATGCATCATGTGAATAAAACTCCTAAGTTTGGTTTAATATCACCACATAGGCAGGAACATTCACCTGAAGAGAATGAAAAACGCTTTTCTGATTTAAAAAATCATGTTCGAAAACTTGGACATGGATATATTGAAATGAGAGGTGGTTATAAAGAAGAGGGAGGATTTGTTAAAGAAAAATCTCTTCTTATTCCTAATATTGAAAGAAAACACATGATGGGTTTAGGAAAAAAATATGATCAACATTCAGTAATCCACAAAGAGAAAGATGATTTTTCACTTTTAGGAACAAATACTTCTCCAGGAAATTCTCATGGTAAAGTTCATGCAAATTTTAATCATGGGGGCAAAAGTATTTCTGTTGATAATAGAGGAAACCAATTTCAAGATTTATTCTCAAAATTACATAAAGGCTCACACAGAGATAAAAAGTTTCTATTAAAAATGAAAGAGGAATCTTTTGTTATGGAAGAAAAATTAGAAACAAGCATGTATTATAATAAATTACATGGTGAACAATGGCTTACAATCTTTGAAGGAAAGCCGAATGAAGCAATTTAATGAATTCTTAATTGAAGGAATGTATGATCCTTCAATTTTTAAAGCAGTTTTCATGGCAGGAGGTCCTGGTTCTGGAAAGTCGTGGGTTGCCGGTCATTCAACAGCTGGACTAGGAATGAAGATTGTGAATTCAGATGAAATATATGAATTAAAATTAACATCTTCTGGATTGGGAACAGACTTCACGAAATATACAGAAAAGGATTTCGAGAAATCTCAAGTGATTAGAGATAAGGCAAAATCCCTTACAAAAATGAGAATGAAACAATGGATGGACGGAAGATTAGGTTTAATTGTAGATGGTACAGGCCATAAATTTGACAGACTTCAATCAGCATCAGAAGGATTGCGGGGGTTGGGTTATGATACAATGATGATATTTGTTAATACATCATTAGATGTCGCTTTAAAAAGAAATAGTCGAAGACCTA